CATTATTTAGTCATTAGAAAGTTTGATGGCATCAGGGAAACTCTAGAAACACTTGGATTGTTCAGCAGAATTCTAGAAACTTCTGTTGGGGTCAGAGCAGATTACTTGACGGGTTTAGGGTAATCAAATATGAGCAAGGGCTTTACGCCGACTGAATTAGAAATTCCCTACGTATCCTGTGCACAAGGGGTAGGGATACCTGCAAAGGTTTGTGATTTACCAAATGGTTTTATAACTTCTACTGATTTAATTGTACAAAACGTCCTTTAATGGATAACCGTAAAAAGATGTGCTTATAATGAGCCGACAAATAATCTTGATGAGTTGTGATGACTCGCCAAATAAGAATAAAAGGTGCTTCATATTGGGAGTCCAGTATGAATATTAAATAAACTATGCTCTCGCAGCCGCTATTGTATTTAAGGACAGCCAACTAATACCCAGTCCAGACGGACGCTTACTCGGTGATTCTCAGCCACAAAATGAGAGATTTAATTAAATATTTTCGCTAACCGATAGGCGAACCATAAAAGGTCGGTGCTCAAATTTATTATAATCCTTGTTAATTTTAGCAAGCGACTAGCACCAAACAAACAGTTTCCCATGTACTAATCATACATGACGGAAGGGTGGGTGTTTACCCATCTAGGACAATAGTTGTGGCGGATCTTGAGATGAAATACCAGAAGGTATTTGCAAGTAATATTGCAGAAGTTTGATACTAACTTCACAATTGTAGTCGAACTGCCACAACTTATTTTATTTCAATTTGATAAATCGCTTAAGAATTATCCATCTATGAAGGAGATTAATTATCTCTGGAATTGGGAAGCGATTTTGGTTGCAACCTGTAATAGATGCGCAGACACTTTGACGAAAGTGTTATTAAGACATAGGCATATGTTGATATGAAGGCGATACGACAATAATAAAACGTTAACCTTTTGCATTCACAGCATCAATTACAGAATCATATATATTGAAAAGTTTCAACATAACAGCCATAACTTATAGCCACATGGAAACAAGCCAAACTGGTGCTCCTAACGTTAAGTAGGATGTTATGTTAAAGTTTTTCAACTCAATACAAATATGACTGATCCGTTGATTGGTCATATTATAGCCACCATAGCAAATATATCCTGTCTGTCAATAGGATAATAGGATAGTATATCAAGGTCTATAAGACCACGTATCCTTTTATAAGGGTAATCACACAAGAGCCGTAAGGATAAACGTGGTACGTGACCGTAGTGGGTGGCGCTATAGTTACGTATTCTAATAGTAAAGTCAAGAGTAATCACACTTTGTGTATGATTGCTCTTTTTTTGTATTAAAAAGCAAAATATGATGGCTCACTGAAACATAATAATTATCAAAAGGGAGATTGATAAAAATGGCAAAGAAAAATTCAGATTCAAAAAGCTTCAACAGAACAGGATTATTTGACAAGGAAAAAATGACTCTTCTTTATGAAGACAAAGATGGCAAATTGTTATTTGATTTAGGTGCAAAACTTACAGATTTAGATGGAGAGTTCTTATCAATTTCAGTTAATGCAGATTTAGAACCTGACTATGTAAAAGTTCCAGAGGAGTGAAGAAATGACTCCTAATGACCTCAAAAAGATTGAATCAGAAAATATTGATGACTATTTGTTGCGATTGGGTAATAACAAGGAGTTATATTCTCTTAATTGGCAGCAAGTCGCAGATAAAATGAACGAGGAATCCAAGGAAGACTTTGGTGAATCCAAGTGGCGCAAAGATTACTTTCTTATCAATCGTGGATTCGATCTAGCTATCAAGAATAATGTTTCTGAAAATGAAGTTTTACAGGAAATTAAAGATAAGACTTTAGAGTTTCAGAAAGAACGTGTTAAAGTTCAGGATCAACGCAGAGTTTATGCAAATTTAGTTCGTGTTGATGCACGTTTTGAGAAAATTCACGAAGATATTTTAGTTGCAATTAAAGAATTAGAAAAAAATAAACCGCTAAATTGGTCATCTAAAGATTTTTCGAATGATTCAGATAGGGAAGCAGCCTTAATATTATCAGATTGGCATAAGGGTTTGTTTGCTCGTAATTATTGGAATAATTTTGACAATGACGTATTTAATAAAAGAGTAATAAGAGTGACCGAAAAGGCAATTAAATATGGTAAAGAAAATAATGTTAAGGTTCTTCATGTATTAAGTTTAGGTGATCTTGTTAATGGATTAATCCATGTCACAACTCGTATTCTAAGTGTTGAAGATGTAATCACACAAACGAAACTTGTTGCCGAAACACTCTCAGAAGTTCTATGCAAACTTTCTAATGAGTTTGAACAAATTAAATTTTATCAATGTCGAGGAAATCATGATCGTGTCACTCCTAATAAAAGTGATGAAATTTCCAAGGAGAGTTTCGCTGATATTGTTCCTTGGTTTATTCAGGCTAGACTGTCTCATATTAATAATATTGAGTTTATTGAAAATGCATATGATGATGAAATTATTGTTGCTGACATTCTTGGAAATAAAATTATTGCAACTCATGGACACAAAGATAAAGTTTGTAATGTTGTTCAAAATCTATCTCAAATGTTAAAGATTTTTCCTGATTATATTTTAATGGGACATGTGCATCATCATGAAGAGAATGAGTTCCATAACGCAGAAATCATTGTAAATTCAAGTCTTTCTGGTGTTGATTCCTATGCTAAGGATATTCGTAGGACGAGCAAGCCAGCGCAAAAATTCATTGTATTTGATAAGGTAGAAACAAGACTGAATACATATAATATTCGATTGGATATAGTTTAACAGAATCGAGTGATCCATATGGATGATAAGAAATATCAATCACTATTAAAAGGTGAGAAATTTGAGACAATATGTTTCACGCTAGACTATATTGAAGTTTTGATGAACGCACAAGGTTTTGTAGAAAAATTAGATTATGCTCATGCTTTAGCAATACTTTATGACCAAGCCTTTAAGAATGGGAGAGCAGATGTACTTGAAAGACATATTGCATACAACTATCACGAATTGGATGAATTAAATGATGCTTAAGTATTGAGCCATTCTTAGAAATGGAGTGTAATAGATGGGGAAAATTTATTATGTTGATGCGCATGGAATTGTAACATTCAAAAAATAAATAAGTAAATAAATGTAAAGTTAGAGCATCTCAAAATTTGAGGTGTTTTTTAGTTTACAATTATTTGTAGACTTCATGCGAAAAATATTAGGTAATGCTTCACACTCCCTTGGAATATTACCTATTTTCGCATATAAAAATATAATTTGGAAACAATATTTGAATTTTTATAGCATGGGCATTGGTTGGGGCTTATAATCCCTGACGACAAACAGATTTTTTGGGAGCAAGGTGAGATAAAATGACATTATTAAAAAACAAAGCTGGAAGGACTACAGCAAAGAAAAAAAGAACAATAACACCGAAAAAGTTTTGCTATAAATGTAAGTCGGAAAAGCCATTTGGATCTTTTTATACTTCTAATCAAACTGAAGATGGATATATGGACACATGTAAGAATCATACTAGACCAGTTGATATTAATGATCTTGATGATGTTAGAAGGATAATCGCATCAATGGATAGATTATGGGATGAAGCCGAATGGCAAAATTCTATAAATCAGGCAGTAAGCGATGATGGTGTATTTGGTATCTATTTAAAAAACATAAAAATGCTTAACAGTTCAAATAGTAAAAAGACATTTAAAGATAGTAAGACAGATTCAGATGTGGTTATTGCGCCAAAGAAAGAAAAGCAAAATGAAAATGTAAATAGATTAGATTTAGAATTACTTGAAAAATTAAAAGACAAATTTGGAGACGGCTATCCAGATGAAGAGTACTTATTATTTGAAAAAAAATATCAAGGGTTAAGAACAAGTTTCCAATTACTAACAACAATGCACGATGAATATTTTAGGGAGTACTGCATCAATCGTGTTAAAGAGACTCTTGCTAAAGCAAAAGGCGACTTTAAAGAAGCTAAAGAGTGGGCAGCAATGGTTAAAACAGTTGCTGAAGCTGGAAAACTTAAACCTTCACAAATGAGCAAAGCAGATTTGTCAGGTGGACTTGATACTTTTGGTCAACTTGCAAGAATGGTTGAAGAGAAACTAGAAATTATGCCATTGCTCCCTTATTTTATTGAAAAACCAAAGGATAAAGTAGATGTTACATTATGGTGCTATATTAATTATGTTCGTGATTTAAAAGGATTGCCAGAGTGTGAGTATAAAGAAATCTATGAATTTTATGATAGAAAAAAAGAAGATTATGAGAATCAGATGAGTGATTCTGAGAATTATGGTCAAAATGAAGAAGATGATTTAGATGAGTAGTTATGGAAATTTTCAAAGCGATAATTTTAAACACACAAGAAAGAGTTCTCGTTTGGGTGATAATCCTGAGTTTAATTCAAATGTAAAATTTGACGAAATAAAGGAAGATTCTTTTATTAGAAACTTAGACAAGTGGATTGAGTTTGTGCAATGGAGTAAATGGCATCCTGACCTCTGGTATGATCTTATTTCTCCTGAAAAGGGTGGGATGAGATTAGATTTAGACCAAAGAGTATTTCTAAGATGTATGAGTAGATTTATAAGTACATATGGAGTATTTCCGAGGGGTTTTGGAAAGACGATGTTAGAACTCATGAGTATATATCACACCTCAGTATATTTTCCAGATATTACTATTGCAATGAGCGCGCAAACACGAGAAAATGCTTCTTCTATTAGTGAAGAAAAACATAATGAAATTATTAAATGGTTTCCATTAATGAGTAATGAGATAGTTAAGGCGAGTTTCACTAAAGATCAAGTTGAAGTCGTTTTTACATCAGGAGCGACTTATAGTGTTCTAGCAAATTCTCAGCATTCTAAAGGACAGAGGAAACGTAGACTTAATATTGAAGAAAGTGCGTTATTAAATAATGATCTCTTTAAAGATGCCTTAGAGCCTGTAGTAAATGTACCAAGGCGTACTGTAGGAGAACTAGCTACAATAAATCCTTATGAACTTAATGGAATGATTAATTACTTAACTACCAGCGGATATCGTGGAAGCGATGAGTTTATACGTTCGCTTAATATGCTAGATGAGATGACTGATCTTAAAGGTAAAATTGTAATTGGAGCAGGGTGGGAATTACCTTGTCATTATGGTAGAGGTGAAACCAGATCACAAATTTTAGCTAAACGTGATGATCCAATGACAAGTTCAGTTTCCTTCAGCCGTAATTATAGGAGCCGTTGGGTAGGTGCGGTTGATGGAGCGCTAGTTAATATTGGTAAATTATTAGAATTAAGGGTGACAACTCTAGCAAGTATCACTCCAAAGAAGAATAGAGAATATTACATATGCGGAGATATTGCACGTTCTCAATTCAACAATAATAACCAGTCAGCATTTGTAGTTGGAGAAGTTGAAAGAAATAATAGTGGGACAATTAAATCAGTTGTAATTTGTAATATACATGTTCCAGCAAATGGAATGAATTTTCATGACCAAGCTATGATAGTTAAGAGGATAGACCATTTGTATGATGCACTTATATCAGTAATTGATACCAATGGAGTTGGTCAAGGTGTTTGTGAAGAACTAATGAAGGAATCCTATGACCCCTTATTTACTGATCCTTTTCCATCTTGGGATACAATTAATTCAGATGAAGTTCCTGAAAATGAGAATTCACCAAAAAAAATCTATAGTTTAAAATCACAAGGAATACAAACTGAGATTATTACTAATTTTATAGATTTTGTTGAAAGTGGAAGATTGAGATTATTAATTTCAAGCCGAACTATGAACATTCCTGATAAAGTAAAAGATGAAAAAGATATAGCTGCTTATAAAAATGCTCATTTTCAAACAGACCAATTTATTGATCAAGTTGCTAATCTGAAACTCGTTCAAAAAACTGGAGGAAAATTATCGGTTGAGCAGGTTAGTAAGAAAACTGATAAAGATACCTTTTCGGCTGTTAGTTATTTGCTTTACTACTTGAAGAATTTTCAAGATAAAAAGAATGAAGAATCTACAGATATAAGCGGATATCTCTTATTTAATTAATTAATTCCTCCAGAAAGGAGAATAAATGATTTGACTAAAAAAAAAGAAATACAGCGAGAAGATCAAATAGTTACTTCTCCTTCTGAGTTTTTACAAACATATAATCAATTTATATCATCGAATCCAAATTTACCTGAAGATAAAATGGATAGTAAATTTTCAGAGTTTTGGAGTATGTATCAGAATACGAAGAGTCAAGAATTGACGACTTTTAGTGTTAATAGATTTATACAAGATATGTATGGAAATTCATTTGATACCAAATCCATTAGGAAATATTCCAAAGCGGATATTGATAAATTTTTAGAGAATCCTCAAAATTATACAGCAGCACTAAGAGATGTCGTTACAAGATTATATAATTCATCGCAAGAATACAAAAATCTTGTACGATATTTTAGTAAAATGTTAACTTTTGACTCGTTGTTGGTTCCTGACTTTGTAAATCCTGAGATTTATAAAAATAAGAAATTTTTGAATAGTTTCTATGAGAATTTACAATTTGTTGAAGATTATAATTTCAAATATAAACTTGGAACTGTGACGGATATTCTAATAAAAGAAGATTTATGGTTTGGGTACGAAGTTTCAGACGGACAAAATTATTTATGGCAAAGACTTCCCAGTAACTATTGTCGGTTTGCTGGCATGGATGCTTATGAAACTTATCTATTTGATTTTGATTTTTCATATTTTAATAATACAAATATAAATATGAATAATTATGATGAAGAATTTAGAGAAAAATTTCAACTTTTCAAAAGTAATCAAAAAAATAGATGGCAAAAACTAAATCCTAAA